TTATGTGGTTCGCACTGGTTCAAACACCTTCACCTTGCAGGACAAAGACTTCATTCCCGTCACAAGTGGCTATGGCACAACCGGAACCTTTACCAGTGACGGAAATACTCACCGAGTGGGTGTGCCGCTTCGAGTGCCGTTTTCTTGGGGAATTATTAAGAACGCAACGCCAGTTGTGAAAAAGCGAGATGACGAAGTAGCTAATCCAGATTTGCAAACGAATAACAGTAGTTACCCAATCGAAATCCGCGAGGATGGCGTTTTGATTTATTCAACCGACAACACTAGTTCAGAATTCTGGAACGGTTCAGGCGGAAGTGGCGTTGCGCCAACCAGCACAGTGATTAAGCTGAACTCTGCAACTACTGGAGGTGTTTTGTCGATTTCGGGAATCAGCAACAGAGGTTCAACGCTTTCGAGTTTTTACTCGCATGTAGCGACTGAATTAAGCCTAACTTTAGACACGAGTTATGCGTAAATGGCAGGAGTCAATTACAACACCGATACCACGATCAGCGACGAGCAAGTAAACGACTCACCAGTTGAAGTTCGGCTTTCCGTAACCGTTGAAATCGACACGAATGGAACGCTGACAGTCCGCTCTTTAACGGTAGCCACGACAGCTTCAGAAGTTGAAATTTATTCACCTTAGTTATGGCACAAGCAACCACTAGAAACGAGCCACTGATTGACTTCGCGGCTGATACTGCCAAGGCTGCGAATCTTCTCCTTCAGATTAGCGGCTCTACTTTACGAGTCATTAATCGGATTCAAACCGGAGTGGCAGCCGCAACGGTGAGAACGCCTGAACTGCTTCAGTTGCAATTAGCGCCTGCCTTCCCAATCAAAAAGGTTTTCAGCGAGTATGAATTCAATACGCCTTATCCAGATTCTGTAACGCTCGCACAAGAAACAAAATACGTTGAAGTCCCAAACTTGGGCTATGGCGAAGAACAAGGTTATGACGCACTCAGCACGATTGAGGAAAAAGTCATTGAGTATTTACGAGCGATACTTCAGAGCGAATCCGCGCCTATCTGCACGGCTCGAATTTTTGGGATTAAAGACAATTACCTTTTAGGCTATCGCATCATCTGCATTGACGAAAAACAAAGCATCAAAGCCACAATCACCATTACTTCAATTGTTTATAGTTTTGATGCAGAAGAAACCACGATCAGCGGACCAACCGAAATCGACTTTGTCAGGTTTGAATGAAGATTATCTACACCAATTTAATCACTAGCGTTACCAGTTCAGCGACTCAGCTTGCTAGTGATTATGCAATCGCCAAAGTTGAGAACAATTATCCAAAGCAGCCTTATATTTCAGACGCTGCAACGGCAACCATTACCGTTACTTGCCCAGGCGCGGAAGCGATTTTCTTCAGTTATCTTGCAGAAGCCGTGACGGTAACGTTCAAGGATTCAGGCGCAAGCACTTTATCAACTGAAACGTACTCGAACACTTACACTTTGAGCGAGCAGTACCTACTCAACGAGAAAACCCATTGGAATGATTCGGTTTTTGTGGCTTGTCCAGCAACCACCAACACCGTTGAGATTGCTTTAACCAACTCGACAGACGTTAAAGGCAGCCTGGACGGTTGGGTAACTGCCAGTAATGGGAATCTAGGAAGACTTCAGGCGAGCGCTGCCAACATTTATTTTGAAGATTACCCACAAATCAAACTTGGAACCTTCGTTTCTGATGGGGTTTTTACCGAGCAGCTCAACCGGATTACTGGTGACGGTACAGGCACAGAAGATTTGCAACTGACCGGAAATGGTGGCTCAAACTTCACAGTATCAAGCATGAAGTTGCCGCTGATCGTCAACACGATTCGAGCCGGAAAAGTTCTGGAAACCTACAATCCAAACGTCGGTATGTCGATCAGCCGAGACAGTTTTGGAATCAGACAAGAGCGAGACAGTGGGCTGGTCTACCGATTGGGTGAGATTCGCAGAAGATTCAGCGGTTCAGTGCAAGTCTTAGAATCCGAGAGAGACACTGCAACCAAGGTTTTTGCTGGACTGAGAATGCAGCCAGTGGCGGCTGAAATTCTAGGTTATCAAACGAACACCGCAGTATTCGGCAGTTTTTTTGAGCCTGCCAGCATTGCTTATTCTTATCCTGGCTCGCAGCTATATGACTATAACTTTGAATTTGTAGAGTTGATTTAATGTCATTACTCAAAACAAACGAAATCCAAAATTACAACGGTTCGAGCCTAACGCTAACCGCCAGCACGGTTTCGACTTCTGCACAGCTAAACACGGGTGGCAATATTAGCGTGACGGGTTCTTTAAATGTTTCAGATGATTCGACTACTAGAACCAATTTAGGATTGGGAACGATAGCCACGCAAGATTCAGATTCAATCACAGTTACTGGTGGAACCGCAACACTAGGCGCTTTGACCGTTTCTGGTTCAGATTCTGGAGACTTAGTAAGAATTACCCAGACAGGCTCAGGCAATGCGTTAGTTGTTGAGGATAGTGCAAATCCAGATAGTACGCCTTTTGTTGTTGATGCTAGTGGGAATGTTGTAATTGGTGGGAATACTAAGATTGGTAGTAATCTAAGACTGACTCACATTGGTGGTTATCCTGCACTCGTCCGTGCAGACAATCTTGGTGGCCCTGGAATATCTCTTGATACCAATAACAGTGCTATCCTTCCTACCACTCACGCTAGTCAGGAGGATAATGCTCAAGATTTAGGTTCATCAGGACATCGCTGGAAAGATGCTTATGTTGTTAATGGAGTGACTACTGGTTCGGATGCTAATGAAAAAACTGAGATTGCAACTTCAGAATTAGGTCTTGATTTCATTAACAAAATAAATCCAGTTAGCTACAAGTTTATTGGGCGCTATCGTACCCATTACGGGATGATTTCCCAAGAAATCGAAACTTTGTTAGGTGATGTTGGAAAGACATCAATGGACTTTGCTGGATTTATTAAATCTCCTGTAACGGACGATGATGGTAACGAAACAGGTGAGTATAGATACGGACTTCGATATGCCGAATTCATCAGCCCAATGATTAAAGCGATTCAACAACAACAAACCATAATCGAATCCCAGCAGTCCCAGATTGACGCACTTACTGCAAGAATTGAAACGCTAGAAACCACTTAACAAGGCCGAGTCTATGCCAGCAGAACCAAACACAATGATTCAATTAGTCCAAGATTTAGGTTTTGGCATGGCTTCTCTCACCTTCAGCGGTTGGTTGATCGTGTTTCTTTTAAGAGGTTTTGAAAAGGAGAGAAATATTTGGCTAACTAAGGACTCTGAAAGCGATATTCGCGTCAGCGAGCTATTACGGGAAAATTCACAACTTCAACAGGCTACCACAGAAAAGCTCGCAAACCTTCAAGCTGCGCAGTCTCAACAACTTTTGGCAGTTCACGAAAAACTCAACACTACTTTGACCAACATGACGGTTGCAATCAGCGAGCTAAGTCAAAAAATGGATAATCTAAAAAAATGAAACCGCTACTGGCAGGCTTGGCTTTGCTGCTATCAACGTCAGCTTTCGCTTTGCCTGTTGAGTACAAGACTTTGCACCTTGTTTCATGGGCTTATCAATGCTCGCTTCGTTTGGCTCCCACCTATCAAATGCAAGGCATGACTTCGAATCTCGCCATGCAATCGGCAATTCAGCTTTGTAGTTGTGTGATTGACCACTACCGAGAGAACCATAGATATGTAGACCTTCAGCTAATGCCGTTACCTCAAAGAGAAGCTTTTGGTGAGATGTATTCGCAAGAGTGTATTGACTACCCTGAAAAGGAAACTTGATGGAATTTATTGACCATTCTGAGCATTTTTCGATAGACGAGCTGAAGTGCAAGTTTACTGGTGAATGCTCTATGTCGAGTTCATTTCTTACAAAGCTCGAAACATTGAGGACTCATTACGGCAAACCTATCAGACTGACTTCAGCCTATCGGTCTGTGGAGCATCCGGTTGAAAGAGCGAAAAACAAAAACGGTTCAAAGCCAAGCGGTTATCATGTATTGGGCCGAGCAGTGGACATAGCCTGCTGGAATGGTGACGGTGCGCGACTTCTGCAGATTGCTATTCAAATGAATTTATTTGGTGGCTATGGCTTCTCATTTACCGGAAGCAATCGCTTCCTGCATTTAGATGACAGAGAAGATTTAATGATTTGGAGTTATTAAATGGAAATCTTTTTTGAATATTTCAATTCTGCTTTAGAATCCGGTGGCGTTGAGCTAATCTTGACAGCAGTAGGGTTGCCAATGGCAGCGGCTGGAGTAGGAATTTATCGAAAAGTCAGGAAGGCAAAGAAGCTGAAAGAGGCAATCACTGGCGGAT